TTTGAGGGCTTCAATGGCTTTGGACACTTGGAACTTGTCCATGCTTGGCAGGTCAAGTGGGGGCAACTTGCCTGCCTCCTTCAAGAGCTTCTTGTAGAGCCACACTTGCTTGTCGCTTGGTGCGTTTGCAGGGCGCTCTGTAGTGACACCATCGGCGCTGGTTGTGCTCACACGCTGCACCTTCGACATCTCTTCACGACTCGGGCGTTTGTTTAAGTCTGACCCTGCATAGCCTGCGTTTGCCAAGGCTCGGCCTACCGAACCTGTTTCGCAGTTTTCGAGATGCGACGCTTTATTTATGTGGCCTTCATTACGGATTTCTTCTGCCCAGCCGGTAGAGATGAGCGTGTCGTTCTCGTAGAGCGAGGCTGAGAACACGCACTTGTCGTTCAAGTAGTGAACTAGATCAGTAATGACTTTGGGTTGTACTCCACGCACGTGGCAGTCCTTGAGCCATCGGTCAAGTCGGTGTGCTACTGGTTCGTAGTCTTCAAGATTGAACGCCATTGGAGTAAAGCCTTTCTAGTCGGTCACATTCTTTTTCAAGTTCTCTAATTGTTTTCATCATTACTTGCGTTGTGTGTTCCAATTTGGCAACTGTTTCTTTGCAGGCTGTGATGTTGTCGAGCAGTTCACATTGGCGACAATCCCTAGTCGGGAAACCGGGCTTCTCTTTGCCGAGGTAGCAATCCTCGTGGTGATAGTTGACCATCAGATGAGTCCTTTTGCGTGGAGGTCTGAGGCTTGTTTTGCAGCGTCCAGAATGAGCTGTGCTAGTGCGTTTGGGTCGTCTTTCTTGACGATGAGTTTGCTGATGGCGTACTCGACAGCGTCGCGCTCATCGAAGCGCATCTCGGCTTCTAGCTTCACAGAAAGCATGCCAAGTATCTGCATGTGTTCACTGTGCATTTGTTTGCTCGGCTTTCTTGGCGAGACGCTTGGCTTTGGCTTCTGCCTTCTTTGCTTCTGCGGCTGCGATTGCTCGAAGTTGCGCCAGCTGTGGTTCAAGGCATCGACGCACGATGTCTGACATTCGTTTGCCGTCCTTGCCAACGCGCTGTGATAGTAGATCGTGGTCTGCTCGGCTGAGCCTGACAGCCACGGTGACTGTGTCCTGTTTCATTTGTTCTCCTTTTGTGTTTGCAATTACTTGCAACGCCTTATTTTTATCACATGGGGGTGTCGTGACTTGCACAGCTGATCGTTCAGGCCGTTGCAGTTGTGTTTGATAGCCCCCCAGCCATAGACCGAAACCGGATAGCGATACTTTCCAGCCTCAGTGTGGCCATAGAAAGCAATCCTGTCAACGCCCCTCGCCTGTTGAGCGAAAGTTAGTAAGTGAGCCTTCGATGCTGGGGTGTCGTTCCAGTAGTCCCATGTCCGACGGTAGATACCGAACGCCGTCACATAACTCCTCGTCGAGTGTCTCGTGTTGTTGCCTGTCTCGCAGCGAGCGAGGTCTAAATACCAAGATTTGGGCATCGGGTGATTCCATTCCTCTTTGGCTTGCGCCTGCGCTGGGATGGTTAGCGCGATGATTATTGCCGTTAGACATACTCTTCTAATCAACTCTCTCTACTTTGGTTGTCAGCCCCCATGAGCCGTGGCGATCACCACGTAGTGCGACTTGCACATGCTCAATCAGGCCTGTTTTGCTTGTAAACATTTGGACAAGTGTCCGGTCATCTTCTGAGATGTATTCGATGACTGTGTCGAGTTTGCGTGGGTTGCGCCACAGTCTCATTGCTAAAGCCCAGCCTGCATGCATGAGCCATCCACAGATGAGCGTCTGGAAGAACTGTAGGTCGGTCATTGGAGTGCCTCGCGTCCTGCAGCTGTGATTTCACAGACCATCATTGCTGAGCCTGCTGTGGACATGCGTGTCGTGTTGGTGTCCATGATGAAACCTTGTGCTCGTAGTTCTGAGCATCGTTTCCAGTAGCAGCACTTGGTCTTGTAGGCGAGGCCTGATGCCATGCCTGCTTCCTCGTCTGTGAGTGGCTTGTGTTGATACTCAGCGAGTAGCAGCATCGCCTGTGAGGTTCTGCGTGGCTTGACAGCCTTTGCACCCTCTCGACTTGTGACCGGGTCGCTGAGTCTGAACAGTGGCAGATCATAAAACATTGTGTCTCCTTTTTCCCTTGCTTGGAATGTTTGCAAGTTAGCAAACAATCTGCGAGTGGTGGTGGATGGGAGTCGGAGAACTTACCCCATCCACCTAGCAAAGCACCGAAAGGCAAGAAGGTGCTATGCGTCCTTTTGAGGTTTGGGCAGTGAACGCCATGCAGCTTCAAAGGCTTCTGGGGTTTGGTCTGCGACCTCGATGTGCAGCCAGCCGTCACCGGGGCCTGCGTTGTCTGTGGCTGTGAAGATTTTGACTCCTGCTTTTCCTTCTCCACGTGAGCATCGGTAGCCAGCACCGTAGTCACCGAATGAGTACCAGTGAATCTCGCAGATGCCGAGAATCTTGGAGTGTTCGCCCAGCTCTGATTTGCCGAGGAACCAGTCCCACATTTCACGCGCTTGCTTTTCGTCTTTGTATTTTATGTCAGCTGCAAACCCTGTCGCGTGGACACTGAGGTTGTTTGAGCCTCGCATCTGGCGATTGACGTATGTTCCGAGGTTGGTTGTTTTCCAGCGTCGGTTGCACAGATCAACAAGTTTGGCTGTGACTGGTTGTGTCTTTTTGCCGTCCCACGATGGGTAGTAGGGGTACTTGCGTGTCATGGTGTTGGTGGGTCTTTTGGTTTGTCTTTGAGGCCGTTGCCTGCAAGTAGTCCTATGAGGCCACCTGAAAGGGTGAGCAACATGCTGGACAATACAGACCAAGCCTCTGCGTCATTGGGTGCTTGTTCCATAGGCTGTACGACAAATAGAACGCCGTACAAAATTGCTATGACGCTGAATAGGAATGATGCTGTGAGTCCTATGCCTACAGTCAAAACTAGCCGTGCTTTAATTTCCTCGTTTGTAAATTTGTTTCTAGCCACAACGGCCTCCTCCTATTTGGTTGGTGGTTACTGCACCGGGTGCTTTGTTTTTGACGCGTTCACAATTCACTTTTGTACGATCTGCACAACTGGCAAGTGTGACTGCAAACAAACTAATCAGGACTAGGCGTTTCATACTTGGCGATAGCCATACACACGAATAGTGCCACCACTCACAGTGCCTGTTGACGGCGTAATTGTAAAAGATGAATACGAAGTGGCAACATCGTGAAAACCGACAAACGTGCCTAAAGCAGAACTAGCACCGTCAATGTGTATTACTTGCGTGAAAACACCTGTCCGCAATGCTTGAAACGGCTGGTACAAGTCAAAAGAAACCATCGTGCCGTTTGTTGAACCTAGGCCTGCGCCGTATTGCCAGAAGCTTGTGTTGTTGTTTGCAACGCCTGCAGGGGTGGCAGCGTTAGGTCTGGCGTATACGAGGTTGCCGTAATAACTAACAGCAGAAGCACCAAGGGTCAATCGTAAGTCTGAACTAGCACTCGCCACCCCACCTGTGTAGATGATTTTGTAGTTGTCGTATGTTGAACTGAAACTGGTAACCGTGACGCTTGTGTTTCCTGCGCCAACAGTTACTGTGCCATTAGCGACGGTTGCTGCAGTGCCACCAGCAGATGAAACAGTGACACCTGATGTTAGAAGCACTAGGCCACTGTTGTTGAGGTAAGTGTTTGTGTCGCTCGCTGTGAGCACCTCACCACTCGTGAATGTTTTGATTGCCATGTTTTAGTCTCCTTTAGAAACTCAGTAGGTTGGTTGTTGAAAGCGTTCCGAAAATTTCACCATCCAAAGTGAAGTACGCGTTTCCGTCGGTTGATTCAAACGTGAAAGACACTATGTGTGATCCGGGTGTGATGTTATGGGAGATCCCAGTCACAATCAAGGTTTGTGTGTCTGATGTGGGTGTCCCAGTGACAAAGTATTTCTTGACTGTGCAAACATCTGTCAGGTCAAGTGTTAGACATACGTTTTGTTCATACTCTTGAAGTGGCAATAGTTGAGTGGAAAGACCTGTGAAGCGTAGGACTGGTCGTTTAAATCGACCTAGCAGGTAAGTACCTAGTGAGGCCACCTCTGTGGTTGTTGAGTTGAGCAAGTTGGTGTCGCTGTATGTTTGCGCTTGGTATTGAGCGATGCTGTCAGCGTCTTGTGCAATCTGTGCAGCTCCAGCTGGCGATTGGGTCACGATGTAGTTGTATAGAAGTTCATCACCGAATTGTGTTTGCAAAGTTTGGTAAGGAATGCCGACTGAGTCAACGTCGAAGGCAACATAAACTGCAGGGTTTAATACTGATGATCGACCTTTGAATGTGAGTGTGCCATTTGCAGCCATAAACAAATAGCCCTGCTCTGATGCAGTAATTGTTTGCAGATAATTGAGCACGTTGGTTTCAGCTGCAACACTAAATCCTGCTGATGCAGCAGTGCCTCCCAAAGTTGATGATCCGGTACCGATTGACCGTTGCCCTTGATAGCCGACTTCTGGATAGTCGAGAACGGTGTTCACGCGAGTCGATGACAGTTCTGCGACGGTCGTGTGTTCGTTCATTGTCATAGACGACAAAGTGGTGAAGTTGTCTGCACATGTCACATAGGCCATGTCATTATTGGCAAGGTCGTAGTCAATGTTCCAGTCCGTGATGATTCCTGAATAGATAAAGATGCCGTTTGCAAGCACTCGAATTGGCAGTCTAGGAACTATTCCTGTGGTGTCGCCTGCTGTGTTGTAATACAGCGAGGATGTGTTTAGAGGGTCAAAGATGCGAGTCCTGTTGTAGAGGGCAATGGTCATCGTGCCAGCGTTGAACTCTTGCAGTTGACGAGAGCGTCCACGATTGATGTTGATTGATTGCACATACTGCGTTACGTCACTGAAGTAAATGCCTCCCAAAGTGCCACTATTTAGCTTGCCATACACCGAGTCGTTCAACTGAAATGGCGAACCAAAGTTGGTTGTGCTTTGAAATCCAATCTGGACGGTGATTACAGGCAAGGTCATTGTTAGCCGACGCTCACAAAGACTTGCCCAGAAACGCGTTCTGCCTGCTTGATTGCTTCGATGATGTCACGGCCTACTTGTGCAGGGTTTGATACAAGACCGGCAGTGACGTTGATGCTGATTTGGTTGACTGTTCCTTGCGCTGCGTTTGCTTGAGATAATGCACCACCGAAGAAAGCGTTTGCACCTGTTGTCCCAAGGGCAGCTCCACTTGCGCTCAGGTCGGCAAGGCTTTGGTTCAAAGATTGTGAGGTGAAGCCATTGACTCCGTCGATCATGTCGCCAGCAACAGCGTTGCCTGCTTCAGGCCCAAGGTTCAAGAGCTGTGCAAGACCTTCTTTTTCTAGACCTTGATTGGTGACCAACCATTGCAGTTTCTCTGAGAAGAGTTTTGCGTCGGTGATTTGTTTTTGGAAGACATCCTTGTAGTTGACTTTTGAGCGTTTGGTTGTTGCTAAGGCAACATCTGACTCAGCCTGTGCGACACGCTCAAGCGCGTCTGCGTAGTCGTTGGCATCTGTGACAGGGTTAATCTTTGACAGGGCCGTATAGGCCTGTGCGCGTGTCTTGAGGGCATCTGACAGTTCGTCCTCTGCATCAGTTTGAGTCTTGACAGCATCGGAGAGAGAAGCAAAGCCTCTGATTCTC